TACATGACTGGTCTGCACCTACAACACTTATGCTTGGTAGGTACCAACCCTGGCACGAAGGCCACCACGCCCTTTACAAGGAGGCTGGTAAGAGAACTGAACAGGTACTACTTGGAGTTCGTAATACCTACAATACAAGCGAAAAAGATCCACTTAAGTTTGATCAGGTAAAGGAATATATTGCCAAAGATGAATTTATGGATGGTGCATTAGTATTAAGACTGCCTAACATTACCAATATTGTTTATGGTCGTGATGTTGGATACAAGATTGAGCAAGTAGATTTGGGTGCAGACATTCATGCAATTTCTGCTACGCAAAAACGCAAGGAATTGGGAATATAGGATATGGATACATTAACCGCTCTTGTATTATCTTTTGTATTTGCTGGAATTATGGTTTATGTTATAGAGAAAAAGTTTGGCAAACCAGACGATAGCGATATAATTTCATGACAGTAACCAAAGCAAGATCATTTGCAAAAGCACTTAGTTATCGCATATGGGGAACTCTTTCCTCTGTTGCTGTTGCCTATGTCATTACAAAAAACGCTTCTCTCTCTGTAACGATTGCATTTTGGGAAACGGTAGTTAAAGTATTTATCTACTACGCACATGAGCGTGGATGGAACTACATACAATGGGGTAGAAAATAATGTATACAGATCAAATGAAAAGAGCCTTTAGATCTATTCACGCACCTAAAAACTTTAACCTTACATTGGTAGATAATAATAATTTTATTACTGTAAAGGCTAGTGAGCCAGACTTTATGAAGTTAACAGTTGAGGATCGTATTGCTGCAGTAGAGTATATGATACGTGTAAAAAAAGCATTAGAGGATAATGGCGCTATAGTTTTATTAGTTCGTGAAGGTGGCAAAGAACTATGATAGAGTGGTTTGTATTTTTTATTTTTACTATATTTTTTGTTATTGTATTATTTAATAATATGCGTTTAAATATAAAAATTTCTTCAATAACAGAACGATTACTCCAGGCAGAAATAGACAAGAATGTTTTGTCTAAAAAACTTTTTGAGGCATCTTCTCCAGATTTAATAAAAAAAGACGAATCTTCTGAAGCATTTTTAAAATTTATTTCAGATTCAAGAGATATAGCATATAGATATATAGAGGATACTCAGTTTGTGCTAAACAAGTTTATTACTGATATTGAGCCAGAAATATTATATTTTGATGAATACGGAGAAATTATGAGATCCCAGCCAAATTATAACTCTATGAAAAAAATATCAGGGGCATATAAAGAACTAAAAAAACTCTTGCCAGAAGAGTATGGTAAAATAGATACATGATTAAAAACCCTTCTGAAAAAGATGATGTCTATTTAAAAAATGTTGAAAAAATAGGAAAATCTGTAGAAAACATAAAATGTGTAGAGGATGTTCTTTCTAAAGAAGAGCATGCAATTTTACTTGACTATGCATTGAATCGTAAATTGTGGATTCTTGAACCATGGGATGCTTATACTGTTGCAATGGATCAGTTACCAACAAATATTTTAATGATGCTAGAAAAAATATTTGCAGTTGTTCACAAAAATGCTACAGAGACTTACGGTGTAGATATTAATTATTTTCAAAAAGAGAATATTGCTTTGATTAAATTTGCAAAAGGTCTTGTTTTGCATCCACACGTAGATACTAATTCAGCAGAATCAAATCATGTTGCCTCAATATATTATATTAACGATGATTACATTGGTGGAGAACTATGTTTTCCAGAATTTAATGTAAACATTAAACCAAAGCCAAACAGTTTAATCTTTTTCCCTGGAAATGAAAATTATTTGCATGAGGTTAAAACAATTGTAGAAGGAAATCGATATAGTTCGTCAATGTGGTTTCAATTTACTGGTTCCACTTTTAATAAAAATGCAGAATGGTATGGTAAAAAATGATAGAGGTTAACTCAGAAAATTCTGTAAGTAATATACAAACTGTAGAAAATGTATTATCTACAGAAGAACATAAAAAAATACTTGATTATGTGGTTACTATTGATGGTTGGCACAAACAACCTTGGGGAGTTGAATTTTTTAATTCTGAAAAAGGAATGTCGTCCGAAATTGCTGACTTATTAGACAAAGTATTTAGAATTGCTTTTAAAAAATGTGAAGAAGACTATGGTGTAAAACTTCGTGTTTTTAACAAAGGCGAAGTTCATTTAGTTAGATTTCAAACAGATTTTTATATGAATAAGCATGTAGATACAGCAGGGGATTTTGCGGTAATATATTACATTAATGACGACTATCAGGGAGGGGAAATAAATTTTCCTTGGCATGAGTTAACAATTAAACCAAAGGCTAACAGTTTTATTATGTTCCCTAGCAATCAAAACTACTTGCACGAAGTGCTTAAGAATACTGGAAACCGATACTCTTCTACCTTGTGGTTTAATTTTAAAGATTCATCTTATCGTGGAAATATAAACGATATAGAAGGAACCGCTAAGACTGTTGAATATTAAAATGAAAGATAATATATTATCAATAATAATAGGTTTTGGATGTGGTTTAAATCATGCTGCATTCAAATTAACAAACGTTATATCCTAGGAGGAATAATATGAACACAACACAACTAAAAGCAATGCTTGCATCTTATGGACGATCAGTCTTTGGCGCTGCAATTGCGCTTTACGCTTCAGGCGTAACTGATCCAAAGACACTTGCTTATTCATTGCTAGGCGCTATCGTGCCCGTTGCAATTAGAGCATTCAATCCTAACGACAAGGCATTCGGTAAGTTGCCATCTGTTGAAGAGGTAGATTTAGCAGTTAAGACTGCTAAGGTAGTCAAGAAGGCTCCTGCAAAAAAAGCAGCAGCAAAGAAGTAATCAATTAGATTAGCAGGTCAGTCTATTTGACTGGCCTGTTTTTCTATGCTATAATATCTATACCTGCCCAAATGGGGGGAATTAAATTATTCGCTTGAAAGGGGAATAAAATGGTAACACAATTTGCAATGGATCTATTCAATGATCCTTTTTTTATTGGCTTTAACAGAGACCTAGCCCGTCTAAACAGTGCACACAAAATAAACTCTCAATCATATCCTCCGTATGATCTTCTTAAATTAGATGAAGACACATATAGGCTATCACTTGCTATTGCAGGGTTTACTAAGGAAGATATTGATGTTTCAGTAGACAACGGAACATTAATTATCAAGGGTGAGATTGTTGAAGTGACAGATGCAGAGGTAGTCCATAAAGGTATCGCAGGAAGAAAGTTCGTAAGATCTTTTGCACTGGGAGAGTACATGGAAGTAACATCTGCAGAACTTAAGGACGGTATGCTACATGTTAATGTAGTTCGTGTTGTTCCTGAAGAAAAAAAGCCTAAATCTATTAAAATTAAGTAGTATAATATATACTATTCCGCTATGAGACTTTAAAAGGTTTTACAACGGATGTTCCTTTGACAGGAAAGTTAGCAGGAGTCGAATCTTCGTGGCTAATAGACCTGAGCAGTAGTCTATAAACTGCTCATTTATCATGCTACAATTTAATTGTCCCACACAGGACCTTAGAGATGGCATAGTTACCCATTGGATAGAGACCGTGGCGCAAGTCAGGTGAATTGCCTGTGTGGGGCCTTAATATTTTCACGGTATAATGATAGCAATGACTGACAAAGAGTTAGACCATTATAATAAGCAGCAGTATAAAAAGATGCTTGCTAAGATAAAAGAAAATTCTGGCTGTGTAGACTGCGGAATAAATAATCATATAATCCTAGACTTTGATCACATAAGAAACAAAAAATACAATGTATCCAGAATGATTCATGATGGTTTTTCATGGAAGGCTATAAAAAAAGAGATTGAAAAGTGTGAGGTGGTTTGTGCCAATTGCCATAGAATTAGAACCCACAATAGGCTAAACGGCATGCTATAATGGTTGTATGATAATTGAAGGTGACTTTGTTATGGGGTCAACATCTGAAGGAGTAGTCCACGGTATTGTTGAACACATAATGACAGAGGGTGGAATATACGGAACACCTGGAACAGAGTATGCAATTCAATCCATGCCACCAGAGAACCCAGCAATGGCTGTTAGAATTTATGAAAAAGAAAACGGAACTTGGGAACCAACAGCATACAGTATTGGAATGATGTATAAGGATGCTACAAAAGTAGAAATGGAAAATAACACAATGGATTCAGAAACAGAGATGGCAATGTTTGATGCTCAAATGGGGAAACAAGATGATTCAATGATGCCAACAGAAACTTATCAAGGTAACAAACAAGCACCTTGTTGGGATGGATATGTACAAAGAGGAATGAAGCCAGGAGAAAACGGTAGACCAGTTCCTAATTGTGTACCTGCTGCAAAAGCAGATGATCTATTTGAAGATGATGACACAGTTGAATACGATACTGACACAGTATCAAAGGCTGAAGGATATTCCCCACCAGCAGGAGCAAGATCTGCTGCTCGTAGAGCAATTAAGTTTAAAGAAGATGGAAAGGCTAATGGTGCAGGAACTGCAGTTGGCTGGACTCGTGCAGGACAATTAGCAAGAGGAGAAACTATTTCTCTTAGTACTGTTAAAAGAATGTATTCATACTTCTCACGCCATGAAGTAGACAAGAAAGGTAAAGACTGGGGTAACTCAGCAAACCCATCTAACGGATACATAATGTGGTTAGCATGGGGTGGAGACGCAGGATTCTCTTGGTCAAGATCAATAGTTAATCGTGAAAAAGATAAGGCCTTATTTTCTGATTTTGGAAAAGATTATACAAGAAATAAAACAGAAAGACACTCACTATAATGCCAAAGAAAAAAGCAACAGCATTTAATCCAATGCAAATTAAAGATGGATGGATTGTAAGATTATATAAAGATGGTCGAATTAAATCTAAAATAGAACCATATAAACCAAAACATCCCAAAAAGTAAAGTATCTCTAACGGAATTCGAATCCGTGTTGCTGCCGTGAAAGGGCAGAGTCCTAGGCCACTAGACGATAGAGACTTGGAGCGGATGATCAGAATCGAACTGACCCCTTCTGCTTGGAAGGCAGAGGCACTACCAATATGCAACATCCGCATCGTACACCAGGCAGGACTTGAACCTACGATAGCCGAATTATGAGTTCGGTGCCTTAACCAACTTGGCTACTGGTGCTTAAATTTTCTATATATCTAACTTCATCAATAATTTTATACTTTAATGCAGTTTTAATCATTTGATCAGAGTAACTTGCTATTTCAGGCTTTGCTGAAAAATATACAACATAGTAAACAGTATTAAATGTTTTTATTAAAGCACCATTTGCAATTGCTTTTTTTACACTATCTGTTCTTTGTGCTCCTGGTCGTTTTCCTTCACCAACATTACCGCCTTTTGCTTCTACATATTCTACATTTGTATCTGATTGCGCTCTAAAGTCTACTTCACACCCAGTACCAACAAAAAAATAATTTCTATCAATAACACCAAATCCACGACTAACCAAGTCTTCATATACTGCATCTTCAAATTGATCTCCGCTTTTTTTAGATTCTGATTGAAAGTCTATACGCCATGGATAAGGCATACTATCCTTTATTTCCATCCCATGTACCAATCTTAGTAGTAGTGATACCATGCTCTTCCCATAGTTTAATTACATTTGGGTTATCATCTACTGCGTGTAAAACATTCCAATATTTTTTAATTTCAAGCAATATATCTTTTTTTACTTCATAGTCTGGTCTATTGTCATCATCTTTACGCATATATAGTCCATGATGACTAATATCATTTTTAGCAAGCCAGTAGGACGTCAATCCACGCCAAACTTCTTTTCTAGAGGTAACAATAATGACGTGCATCTGATCAAAAAATGCTTCGTTAAGCATTTGTATTACTTCAAAATTTGGCAGGGCATCAACAGAAGCCTCATGAAAAGCCTTATAGTCCCTATTAGAGCCACGAATAAGGTGTATATAAGGATCTACATTGGCAAGAGTCCCGTCTACGTCAAAAATATATGCTTTTTGTTTCATATATTAAGTATACATCAAAGTGAAGATTAAGTCAATTCTATATAACATCTAAAGTGTGTAGTTTATAAAATAAATCTGCAAAATGATGTTGATAGTGAACACCTGGATGAGCATGATCAGTTACTTTTTTATATTTTTCTATAGAAAAGTCAGTTCCTCGTTTCCAATAGATGCTATTACAAAACTCAGAATTATGTGTTAAAAAACAATTAAACTGTATAGAGCGGAAATTTATATCATTTAGATCAGATTCAGGAACAAAACTTGTATAATTCTTTAACTTAAAATTTTTAAGTTTAAGCAACTCTTGCATAATCATAGCACTTGGTACATTCCATGTTGTCCAATGTAATTTTATATTGTTTGATAAACAAAATGATTCTAAAATATAAATAAAGTTTATAGAGTTTAATATTAGTTGATGTGGAGAAGTTGCATCTTCTATATATTTTTGATCTTCTACTTCCATAAATATACGATTTTCATCCTTATGAACAATTGGATTACAGAAAATTTGTTGTAAAGAATCTTTTTCTTTAAAAGAGCCGTCTCTTTTTACCTTTGTCTTATAGAATTCTTTATCTACTACAACCATGCTTCTAAAAAAATCTGGAAACAAACAAAAAATTTCTTTAGGCATTTTATTATTCATACAATATTGAATTATATTGGTGCAAATACTTTCTACAGATGCTCCAGGACTTCCTAAATTCATAATATTTTTATTGATCTTCTTACTTAGTATGTTTGTCCATCTTCCCAATTCTGGAACTCCAAGACCAAAAGTTATAGAACAGCCAGACGCAAGGATATCTGGGTTTTCATAAACTTCTCCACGAAAACCAAGTCTATTAATTTCGTATGTATTGTCTTCATCAATTGTTCTAATATCCGAGGCTTTTCCGTCCCATTCTTTAGCAACAACATTTTTAGCATATGGAGTATATAACCCAAGGTTGCTTGTATTTGTAAAGTTTTTTTCTAGATACCAAAGACTTTGTGGATCATTATTTTGTTTGTAAAAATCTAAAATATTTCTTGTTAAAAAGGCCATATAAGATTATATCATAAGAAATCAAGTTGACGAGCATATATGTTTAATTTACATTCATTATAATCATTAACAATAGATTTAAAGGTATTGTTATTAATATAATTTAACATTTCATCATATATGTCTAGATGTTTTGATGATGGTAAAAAAATTTGTTTTTTATTCATTATTTCATTATTTAACATCTTTTGTTTTATTTCAACATTAGGGAAACTAAACTCTTTGTTGTATCCACATTCTTGTAAAAACATCTTAAACGCTTTTTCTGGATTTTCAGTAACTTGTTCAAATGTAAAAGGAATAATATTTTTTATATTTTTATTTAATAATAAAATGTATTCTTTAAAAGCATCGATAGATTTTTGATAGTTTAATTGCATAATTTGTTCTATACTGTATCCCATATCAAAGACACTCATGGATATATCTGATACTATTGCATCCTTCGGATTTCTAAGAACTGAAACAGTGACACAGTTGTTAATATTTTTATCTAGTTCACGCCACGTGCCCTTGTGAATATTCATATCAGGAGCAATTTGTGCAGTATTGTAAATTATAAAATTACTAGCAGATCTAGCATAACTTCTAACAAATAAATCTTTATAGTGCATCTATTTTTACACACCTTTCTAATGCTTTTTGATATAAGTTTATACACTCATCTAAATTTTTTTTCCTAACAGCAAGCACTGTGGCTTTATATTTTTTTGTTTTTTTAGAACTTTTTAAAAAATTTTGAACTGGACGATCTACTATAAAATCTTTTGGTTCATTATTTAAAATAGTATAATTAGTTACAACTGAAATGTGTTTAATAACTTTGGTAGGATTATCAACTATGTCTTTAAAATTAATAAATGTGTCTGCATTTTTTAAAGAAAAAGAATATAAGTTTATATATTCTAATATTCTATTGTTTATTAATTTATCCATTTCTAAATTTTTATTAAACTCTAATTCCATCGCAACAATAGAAGATATTGAGTCAATTGGATTACGAACTATTGTTATTAAATGATTGTAGTTAATTAATTTATCTACTTGTTCCGCTTTGTTTAAATGAGAAAAATCAAATTGTTTTCCAAATGCAAGAGTAAGGATCATCTGTAGATAACTTTTTCCAGACCTTGGGTAACTTATAATTATTGGTTTCAAAATTTCTCTATTCTATTAGTTATTAAATTATAATCTTTTTTTCTAAAAGTTTGTAATAGTAAAAATAACATAAATCAATATTAAATTTATATTTATTTAATATGTCTTTATCATAATTTGGTAATTCTTTGCTTGATGGAATATATTCTTTAGCATAGGGCTGTTCTCCTCTATAAAAAAGATTATAATTCTCTTCATTTATTTCTAATAGGTTCAATGTTTTTTTAATTACGGCATCTGGACATTCTACTAAATCATTAAAATCAATAACGTAATCTGCATGGTCACACAAAAAACTATATAGCAATATGTAAAATGTTATACATTGATTAACTTTTGCCCTAACAAAATTTGGGTTCACTTTTATGTATGCATCTTGTGTTTCTGCTGCTACAAGAGAATTAAGGCTATCTCTTGGATCTCTTGCTATTGTAAGTATTGTTCTTTTTTTATTATTATTTTTATCAAATAGCAAATTTACAAAATGAGATTTTTCAATGTGGATTTTTGCTTCTTTATAAACAAGGTCATCAAAATAATGAGAACCGCTTCTTGGATGCGTTAATAGGTATGGAATTGTATTTTTCATTTTATATCAAAATATTTATTTGTAGATGTTTTAGACACGTCAATTGCTTTGGATAACAAATTTTGATATGAATCATAGCAATGCAAAATGTCTTCTTTTTTAAAATGTTCTTCTTTATATTCTTTAACTGTTTTGCTAGATACAAGATATTTATAATCTTTTGTGTCACCATACGTTTCATAACTTAAAGGCTTTTTTTCAAAACCGAGCAAATCACATACCTTCTTTGTTGTTTCTTTAGGAAAAGAAATTAAATCATTGTAATCAATTACTATACTAGCATTATCATTTAAAAATTTATAAAGTAATACATAATACTCTATATATTCATCATTTAGATATGTTTCTGGAGAATAATGTTTTTTCATTGCAATATGAGACTGAATACTATCAAATGGATCTCTTGCAATAGTTATAATAAAACTATTATCAAACACCGCATAATGGGTTGAGTCTATCTCTTGTGAAGAATATTTTAGAATTAAGTTTTCAAGATAATGTTTTCCAGATCTCGGATAGGTTATTAATCTGTTCATTAAATTCCTTAAACTGTTAACCCCATAGATAAATGCTTAAGACATACATCTGCCACTATAAAATCTTTATTATTTAAAACTATATCATAGTGTGTTGCATCGTCTTCACAAAAGAAACATTTGGATTTTTTCATAGACTAATTATACCATTAGACAAAATCAAACCAAATAGGCATTATGTATCTTGAACCATTTGTAGGACCTACATTGTACCAATAGTGAATATTTCCAGGGAAAATTATAAGGTCACCAGGTTTTGGTTTAAAAGATAAATCTTGATTAATAAAAGAAAGATCTCCTCCTTCATAGTTGTCATTTAAATATACCCAACCAGCAATGTGGTTTGAATCTTTAGAACCCATATCATCTATCGGTATCGATTTACTATCATTATGTTTCCATTCAGCAAAACGAGAATGTCTTGCCTTTAATTTTACATTATATTCTTTTTCTACAATAGATTTAATTCCTGGTACATATTTTTCTGGAAGAGAAAGTGAATCATAATATACTAAAGACAGTGTGTTTTTTCCAGAAAACTCTTCAGATTGAAGAAGTCTGTTATTGCTTGTCTGTGTTAATTTAATTAATTTAATAATATAATTACATTCATCTACATTTAAATAATTATTAAATATTTTTACGTTATCGGCACTATTACCTATTTTATTAAATTTTTCTTTAGTTGCTTCAGATATTTGCATATTAATTAAACTCCTTTACTAATTTTAATAACTGACTTATGTCTGCTTGATCAGTGTGAATCATGAAATTATATATGTTAAATTTATTTGATAAGTCTCTAATTTGACGAACAACTTCTTCTTGGGTTCCTTTTACATGATGATGCTGTTTTCTAACTGGTGCATTTTTGTCATACCTGATGTTTTGTTCTTCATCTGGATGATTAATAATAAGTGGATCAATAATAAGTATTGGTTTTACACGACTAAGATCAATTTTTTTAAACTGGTCTTTATATAATAAATTGTCATCTACATATATGTATTCGCAATGTTTATTGGCTATATTAATTGTGGTGTCTGAAGATCCAACAACTGCCATGTGCGTTTTATGCTGATGTCTTTTCATTAATTCTATAATCTTATCCATCCAAACAGCAGATATTGCTACTCTTTTTTCTAGTGTATCAATTAAACTTGAGTTGTGCATGTAATGATCTAAAACTAATTTTTCAGAAGGACCGTTACCTTCATCTCCCCATCTTCCAGCAACAAGATTTACACCAATTCTTCCAGGTGCAAAACGATTTAATGTTTCACAAATCTTAGCAGCATAATCTGGGCTTGTTCCATATGCGGGTAAAGCAATAGTCATAATTAGTTGATTTGTTTTTTCTAGTGCTTCTTTAATAACTAAAGAGAAATCAATGCCACCTGGACCATAAGGAAGTAAAACAGATTTTACGTTAGCACCGTCTAGTTCTTTGGCCATATTAAGAATTCCATTTAGATCTAAGTTTTCAATACTATCGTTTATCTGCCAATGCCTTCTCCACATCCAGTGAAATGTTATAGGCTTATTTACATTATCCATGTTTTATTACTTTTCCTTTTGTTTTAAACCAAGAACCAATTTTAGACTTTGCTACTTTAGTTCTTAATATTTCTCCAAATGTTTCGTGTGATATATCTGATCCAAGATACTCTTGACCAGTCTCAAGGTCTATCAACTTCCATTTGCCAGGAGCCTTTGTGTGCAGAATTAGATCAATGGGGTAGTCGTAATCATTTACCTCAGATCCATCAAGAAGTTTTCTTTTTTTATTGGTTTCTTTTGATATGCCATCTGTCATTATTTAATTATACCCTATATGATTGTAAACCAGATTGGCAGGGTATATCTTGTTCCAGAAAGCACTTCTTTTACTTCGTGTGCATAGTGCATATTTCCAGGGAATATCAAAAGATCCCCAACTTTAGGCTTTATAGTAATATCGTGTGTAGCAAAACTAATTTCGCCACCTTCATAATCATCATTTAAATAGATAAGAGTCGGTATATGATTGTCTGTAACATAACCTAAGTCGTCTACATGTAGATTTAATTTAGTTCCTTTTTCCCACTTAGCCACACTGAGGTGAACCTCTTTTGGTCTTATATGATCAAACCCATACGAATTGACTATTTCAACCTTTACTCTATCTCTAATTTTAAATTTGTCTTCTATTCCAGGATAAATATGCATCCAATTTATAGGATTCCCTGAATCATCTTTTTGTGACTCAAAACTAAGTTTTCTGTTTTCATTAATGCTATCAAGCAAATATTTAATTTGATCATCGGATAAAAAGTTTGATATTAATTTGATATTTTCTGATGAGTTACCAACTTTTTCAAAAAAATCATTATAAGATTGAATACGCTCAATTTCGCTAGGCTCGTGACCAACTGGAATATTATTAACTATGTGTGCCATATACTCATTATACACTACAAAATTTTAAAGTTCGGCGCAAAATAGAAAGAGTAAACTAATCTATGCATCTAGCGGTGCACTATTAGATAGATTTTTCTATTTTGGCCACTATTCTTTTAATCATATCTTCACGATATTCTGTGGTAATAATAAAGCCAGTATCTATTTCAGTCATAATAACAGACATCCTGACTATTTCATTAATATTCAAGGTTTATCCAGAAACACACAAAGTCTATGCTTAGGTTATATTTATCTACACTAAACCCTAATCCAAATCTACGGGAAGAAAAACCAGCAGAAAACCAAACCTCATTACTGACTCGCCACTCTTTACTTTTAATCACAAGTTTTCCTTATCTTCTTTTTCCCATACTATCCTACCATCTTTCCAGACAGGCCAATATCCAAGGCCACGCCAATCCATGCTCATAATCTTAGGTTCTTTCATTAGTCAACCTTGTATGTCATTACAAAATAGCATGCAACGTATCCCAAAATAAATGCTGGTATAAGAAATAATAAATTAATCACTCTAACCTCCTGTCGTTATATCTAGTATATCAAAGTTCGGCGAAAAATAGAAGTAACAAAACCTCTCCATGCCCTAAAAGGGCACTAGCGGTTAGTATCCTATTTTTGCTGCCTACGCAGAAATTCCAGAAGCAATGATCCTTCTTCTGATAGACTCTTGCTCTCTTTCAAACCTTGATATCTTGTGATATGGGTGGGCGGAGATTCTTTTTTTATTCTTTTTTGCTCTTTTTACTTTATGCTGTGATACTTTGTCATTGATTTTTCTCATATTATTTATCTTTCTTTATATTTTTATTTTTAAAAGCAGCGGCTTTTTCTTTGTTAAAATTTGCCCACTTAAGTTTTTGTTGACGCTCTATCACACGGTACTCATCAGCAGAGGGACATTTAGTACACCAGTGATAGGCAGTAAAATAAGGCTCTTCACGCTCATAGGCACAAATTGAATTTTTCATAAATTCTCCAATGTATTTATATCCATACCAACGCTAGTCATTTCAGTCATTGCCCACACTCTAGATGCTTAGTATTTTTATTCTTTGTGCTCTAATCCATGATCTCTATCAAACTTAGCATGCATCTTAGGATATATATACTTCTTCCAAAACAACTTATATCCTAAAAATATGACTACTCCATCTTGGATAAGATTCCAAAGTAACTCTGCTATGATGTGGTTTGGATCTGAAAAGATAGCCCACCATGTTTCTACTTCGTGCATTTTATTTCTCCATTCATTATAGTTTTGCCACATACTGAGAAGCCATCTTCAAACCTTTTACCAGACCATCATGGTAGTCTTGGTTCTTGATCACTTTGGCAGTGTCCCAAACCCTATAGGACTCTTTGTTTAATAACTCTGATATCTCCTGATTTGTCATGTATTCATCATATCAAAAATCGAAGGGAATGTCAAGTATAATATACCTATGACCCTACTATACATACTCTATAGCCCTATACACAAGGCTATCAAAATAGGGATATCAGATATCTCAGGTAGAAGGTTTGCAAGCCATAGGACCAAGGGTTGGATATTAATCAAGTATTGGTGGTTTTCCGAACGGGATAAGGCAAGAGCAGTAGAATCTATAGTAGTAAAGACACTTACTAATAAACATGGCTCTTTCCTAGATAAGGAAGATATGCCACAAGGGGGTTATACGGAGACATTTGATGCTTCAAAAATAACAAGAAAAGGTTTGATACGTATGGTCAATAAGGCTATAAAAGATCTATCGTAATCTTTATTTACCCTGGTTTTATTCCTCAAAACTCATTTGCGATTCCCAGAAATCATCATTTTTTGTTTTAGTTTCATCTACTACAGCATGACAATTATAGCAAGTTACCTTGCCATCTAGATCAATTTCATAGTAGTGTTTACATTCCATAACCCTATACTAGCACATGAAGGTTAACAAAATAGCAGAAGTTATTTTTTACCGTTGCACTTTGGACATTGTTTGGTGATATTTTTTGTTCCATAGGCTACTTGATACATAGCACCACAGTTAAAGCATAGGATATCTATCATATT